CAAAAGATTTAAACAATTTATCATTGACGCAAAAATGCCCATAACGATAGCCTCAGTAATAAACCGTTCGGAATTATCTAAAATCTTTAATGAAGCATATTCTAAAGGTTATGATAAGATATATGAGAACGATTTCACACAATTTGAGAAGACCCACAGCTCTAGTGCGTATGGCTTGGAAGCGCTATTTTATACAGCCGCCGGAATGCCAGCTTCTCTTATTAGGAACTACGTGAATTTGCACTCTCGCACCAAAGCAAAGACGAATAAATACAGCGCTTTTGATGTTGACTTCGCTCGCTTCTCAGGTGATCAAACTACTTCCTTGGGTAATTCGATGGTTAATGCATTTGTAACTTACGTTATCCTTCTTTTAATGGGACTGAAACCCTCAGACTTTCATCTATTTATATTAGGTGATGATTTGTTGATTCTTTCTCGTTGTAAAATTGATATTGTTAAGATGTCCTTGTATTACAGTTATCATGGCTTCAAATCAAAGCTATTCGAACGTAATATATACAACGCAACCTTTTTGTCGATGAACTTTATGAAATGTGAAGATGGTCTTTATCGAGCATTTCCTAAAATTGGTAAATTTATACTCTCCCGATCACATTGTACATCACACATGGCTCAGAACAACCCCAATGCTGTGCTCAAGTCTAATTTCCTTAGTGAACAAAATTATCTGAGAGGTCATCCTATTTTGGGTCCTTTCGTTAACTCTGTTCTAACGGGTCTCGTAGGCTGGCGTGTTCCCTTAAGCATCGCCAATGAAATTACGGAAATGCTTAAATATCGCCTCATACTAGCAGGGGATCGCGGTTACGACTCTGAAGTTGATATTAACTTCATGAATGAGTACATGTTCGAAAACTACGGTATCGATAACAAAGGTTGGAAGGATATACAGTTCGACCTTAGGTTCTTGGGTTATGACCGTAACGGAATTGACTCACCTCACATCAAAACTATTTTTGATTGTGAAGGGCTTTGATCCTATAAACACGACCCAATAATGCCTTACCAACATTGGAGCGAAGACGCCGAAGACATGGCTAGTCTTTCTTGGACGCCAATTAGAGAGATGATGCAATGTATCTCCAAGTGTCAATCTCTGAACTTCTCCATTGTAGCTCAAAGGCATGAAGCCTTGAACCTCATGACGCAAGTGGTTCACAGTGCCCCCTTTGATATAGACTCGCAGTTCCCGGAACACAAGCTCTATGTTTGTTTGTCCCGAGAAGGCTGGCCCACGAATTACACTCAAGTAATTGAAGCCCTCAACTTCAAGGAAACTCAACTTGAAAAGAAGGAACAGTCAAAACTAAACGTTAAAGGTAACGACCCTCGCTCTGGCTTCTATTCCGGTGATGACGCGCTGCACGCTTATCATCAAGGTCTTACCTCCATGATAAATGAAATCGCCAATCGCGATGAAGTTTGGGGACGGGGTTCACTGACCACACGTCTCGGCATTGTCTGGGCAGGATAGCTACGCTCGGGCCTAGACTTACACAACCTTATCGCCCAAACTCCAACTCTGCGTTTGCACCAAAATGAACTTTATTTCTGCAGAGGTATGGAACAACGTTTCTTTTATCATCATTTGCCTGGTAACTGCCCTGCGGTTCGGGTACCTGATCTTTTTGATGACTATCAGTTTCCTGGTGAGACACTCTGGCTTTATGATGCCTATTTTGATGACTTAGGCGCTCACATACGTAC